TTACCATTTACTCTTTTTAACTTGTATTTTCGGACCAGCCCCGCGTTTTTGAGCACTGTTCGGATCATATACTTCATCCTCTTCATCACTATTGATATCCTTGGATAATTCCCAGAATTCTTTCGATCCCAATCTAAAATTACTATGATTTTGCGCCTTGTACCAAAATATCTGATCTTGTAATTTATTCGATTTGGCATTGTTGTTGATAACCAAACATTCGAAATTTTCTGTGCACTGGTCCATTACTTGACAAAATGATTCAAAGGTAGGAAACATACCGGCATAGTTTTCCCATATACGCTTTCTGTTCGCAATATATGGCTCTCTTAGAATAAATACATAATCAATATTTGTTCTTAAATTTGGAGGTATACCAAGTGGATATTGCATTGTAATAATCAACATAATCTTCCAATGACGACCGTTCATAAATAATAGTCTCATCAACTTATCCTTTGTCCACTTGTTATCATACAAACAATCATCTAAAATCACAAATGCTCTAGGATCTATATTGGTTCGCTTATAAGCCTCCATCTCCTTTTTCACTTGTTTCAATACTGTTTTTTGTCGTTTCAATATATTTTCTATGATCCCACTATTGTATTCATCATGAATAAATAATTTTGGGACATGCTCACTAAAAAAACCGTTACCAGCTTCCGTACCAGAAATCACGGTTCCTATCGGAATATCTTGATGATAATACAATAAGTCTCTTACTAAGAAACTCTTTCCCGTGTCTCTTCTTCCAATTAAAACTACGACCGGACCCTTATTTTCGTCTGGTCGAAAGCTAATATTTTTCATATCAAATTTTTTCATATCCAACGACATGATTAACTTCTAAACAGAAAAAAATTATAAATGAATTACGAAAAATAAGTTTAAATGAATTATTATATTTACTTTAAGAATAATAAAGAATGAACTTTTCATTGTATTATCGAAAAAACAAAAACGAGGAATTGTTTCGCCGTTTAGAAAAATCTACATTAGGTTTAGAGAAACTACAAAATTATGTACCATTGTATGAAAAATTCTTTTCACTTAATACATCCAATTTTAATAGTATTAATTTAAATCAAAAATATTATCTTCATTCCATTAATGAAGAGGTAGATACACACTCATTGGAGGTAAATGTAGCCGATAATTCAAACAATTTATTGAAGAGAAGTGTTTTTTGTAAATTTTCTCCTTTATTAGATCCGCTCAAATATCTAACTGGCAAATATGACCTATCTGGAAACACTGCCATCACATTGCCACAATTTAATACTAGTAATTCTTTTCCTAAATTACTAGACAAAAATAATACCGCATATGTGGATGCTTTTTTTACCTATTTATCTAGTCAGTTATTACATAATTATGATTTTTTAAATAGTATCGATTATTATGGTGCGTTTATATGTCAGCAAAAGAAATTTCTATATAATATTGCCGATGATATAGATTACTTGATTGAAAATGACTTTTTCCATGAAAATAAAAATCGTTATTATGCTATTGAAAACGATGAACATAGTAAAATATTTAATATAGATTCACGAACTAATAAGAAAAAGCTTATGATTAATGACAAACTAGATAAAATAGAGTTGGATACATTTTCAATGGATGATTTTGTTGTTTTTTCGAATGCTGAACCAGAACACACACCACGTTCTCAAGAAACTTTATCTGGGCAACTACAATCGTCCTCATTACAAGTTATAGATTTGAGTGATGTTTGTATTTATAATCATATGTTAAAGAAATCGGCATCTATATCTTCGGCTTCTACATATAGTTCCAAGTCGTCCAATACTTCTGATGGAAGTGAAGCTGACCATAGTGGCGACGATGATGATGCGACTGACGATAATGACGATGCCGTTGCGACTGACGACGATGATGACGACAATGATGATGATGATGACGACGATGATGAAACTGGAGATATATATTGTTCTATTTTAAATTTTCCAGTACAAATGATTACATTGGAAAAATGCGAAAATACACTCGATTATTTGATGGAAGAAGATTTGTTGGAAGAGAACGAATGGGTTTCTTGTTTATTCCAAATTATTATTAGTTTATCTGTATTTCAAAAAGCATTTTCTTTTACGCATAATGATTTACACACAAATAATGTGATGTATATTCCAACCGAAAAACAATTTTTACATTACACATTTAACAATATTACCTATAAGGTTCCTACTTATGGAAAAATATACAAAATAATCGATTTTGGCAGAGCTATTTACAAGTTTAATGGACAACTTATGTGTAGTGATAGCTTTCATCCAAAAGGTGACGCTGGTTCCCAATACAATTGCGAACCTTATATGGACGAAAATAAACCTCGACTAGAACCGAATCCTAGTTTCGATTTATGTAGACTAGCATGTTGTTTATATGACCATTTTGTAGAAGATATATTTGAAGCCGAAGATATTATTAAGACAAATAAATTAGCAAGTATCATTAATGATTGGTTAATCGATGATAAAGGTAGAAATATTTTGTATAAGAATAGCGGTGAAGAGAGATATCCGGAATTTAAATTATATAAAATGATAGCAAGAACTATTCATGGAGCAATTCCATCAGCTCAACTAGGACATGAATTGTTTAAAAGCTACATTACCAGTAAAAAGAAACTCAGTAAAAATGCTAAAATTATGAATTTGGATAATATTCCTAATTTACAATAATTTATAAGCCGTCAAGTAATTAATTATGTAAGTTCATCTGATTTTATTATTTTTATGATTTTTATTATTTATTGAAATAATAAAAATTTATTCATGGTTTATTCATGGTTATTGGCTAATGTCGTAACAAAACCATTTACTAAATCTAAATTTAAAAGGACGGATTATCGACAAATGCCATTGTTGTCTTACCGCCAGTTTTTACATCAGTACTATTGCTATCAAATTGTGAATACAAATAGATTCCAACTACCGACGCAAAATATACAAATAATGATTCTTTTATCACTACTTTTAATGGCTTCTTTTCGTCATCTGGTACAAATTTCATTTCTAAGAATTTAAATAAGAAAAAAACAGTTGATATGGCTAAAGCATATATAAATACTTCTGTCATTTACAATACACTAAAATAAAGTTTCTTCTATTTTTACGAATCTTTTACATTTTTGCTATACTTTTAGAAAAGTATGTTTCTAAAAGTATAATTACCTATTTTGCTATACTTTTTCTAAAAGTATAATTATGCCAATATTTCAATTTCTTCCAAACCTAGTGGCACTTTATTTATTTGCCTTGGTCTTTCTAAATCATGTATATCCATATCAGTTAAACTGATTTTTTCGCCTATTTTTAGCCTATCGTCGCCATCATCATCACTATCGGAGTGCTCATCTAATTTCCTAGAATCGTTCCTATCACGACTAATCTGTTCCAATCGTTCTACCGTTTTAGGTGCTAAAATATCCTCCATCTTTTTATTAATTCCAACGGCATTATCTATATCATTAAAACGAAGTTTATCTCTTTTCGGTTCATTGTCTATCGGCTCTATTTCCGGCTTGCTCACTTTTCTTTCAGCCTCCTCCGATTGTATTTTATCCTCATCTGACTTATCTTCTTCCTCCTCGACAACTGGTTCAGTCGAAATAATTTCCTCGCTTTCTTCAACTTGCGTATCATCCTCAATTGTTTCATCCAAATACACCTTTAAAATATTCTCAACTGGAATATTCTCTCTAATCGTATTCAATATTTGCTCTCTAATTATCAATTCTAATTCACGATTATGTTTTTGTATTTGAAGAGGGCTTATATTTTTCTCAAACAAATAAATATTGGTATATATTTTTCTCGCAGCGTTTATGTATATTTTATGAACAAAATCAGTCAATGTGGGAATATTAATATCAATCTTCTTTTGCTTATTACCAACGCGCATACAAGTTAAACTTTTTAATTGAATAATGTGAACACAGCTTATTAAATCAGTTAAATATCCACACTTGCTCTTCTCAACAATTCTATTTGTTTCTGCCGTAACAATTGCTGGATTCCACTTAGGAATTCGCACTAAAAAATTCTGGTACGTCATTAAATATTTCTCTAATTCGTCGTTTTCCTCACATAATTTCCACGATTCATCGAATATAGATTTAAATCCCTCTATTACTAAAGGTGTAAGAATGTTAATTAAACGCGCGCACCACTCGTTTCTAGACTCTTGTAAACTTGACACTGAATAGTCATCCATTTACATAAAAGAAATATTTTCTAATGGGTAATCTAAACGCTTTAATACGAAATTTAATATACACGCCATCAACAACCGTTCTTCTCTAAATTCCCCCTTTATTTTTTGAATAAATACTAAATACTCGTATTTTTTTATTTCTTCTATTTTCAATTCTTTAATATATTCAACCAAGTCTAAAGCGCTATACCCTTTTTCATACAATATCTCACTTATTTCAATCACATTACCCTCTTTTATTTTATCAAACTCGGTCTTAAATTTCGTCCGTTTTTGTTTGTCATATTTTAAAACTGAGAAACATGCGTCTAAATTGTATCTATGTAAATTAACCTCCTTACCTTTTATGAGTGGTTCCGGTATAAATATCTCGCAAAATCTAGACAAAATTGGTTTTAATAATTTATATTTGTCATCCACTATAATAAAAAACCGCGTCGAATGACTAAATAACTCGATACATCTTCTCAATGCGGATTGCGCATCAATTGTAAGTTTGTCAGCATTCAATAATATAATACTCTTAAATATGTTACCATCTTGTAGATTTATATTTGTTCTTGCGAAAAATTTCAACTCTTCGCGTATGAACTTGATACCTTTCCCATGAGCACAATTTACTATCATTACATAATTCTTCATAAAATTGGTTTCATTTTTATACACTTCTTTCAAGAAATTAAATAATAATGTCTTCTTACCAGAACCCGATGTGCCATGAAATATCAAATTCGGTATCTTCTTGTTCTCTATAAAATTGTTTAATTTTTCTACTATATTTTCATGGATAGTTAATGACATAATACATTATTTATGTCATTACCTTTTAATTCTTTTATTACTATTATATTAATTTTGTTCGGTATTATTTAATAACTGCTTAAACTCTTGGTATAAGGATTCTCCTTAAATGCCTTTAATATATCCGGATTAATTCGTTCGCAACCTTGATTGTTATCGTAAGTCTGTGGCATATTAACCTTTCCATATGTTTCGATGGATGGTATCGTGTTGTTTATACCTCCATTTCCATTTCGCACCCACATTCTGTTGTTATTTCTATCCGCGTCGTTTTTATCAATATGAATATTTTGTTCGCCGTTTAACATCGCCATACCACCTTGATTTGGACGGTTTACATATGTCTTGTTAACATTGTTTCGCTGATTATACGCCGCATTATACAATGGCACTCCACTATTCATTCCACCATCACCATAATATTCACAATTTGTAGTATCTCTTTCTTGATTGACTTTTTGTTGCTCACTTACTTTATAACCTCCAACTTTTTGTCCCTCCACATTCAAGTGAGTATTGTCTAATAGACCCTCTGTCGTCTCCCTAATCGTCGTAGGTGTGCGATCCGCCGGATTGAATACTCGTGGCGCATTAACCGGCATTTGAATGTTACCATATGGATTTATGTTTCCAACAACGTTTTCTTTTCTAGAAGGTCTTAATATATCCATCAATGGCGCAATCGCAGCTTTCATTAAACCATTGACGACTCCAAAACCACTATCATTCTGTACTGTAGAACGATTATTTGGTAATACTTTATATCCACCAACACCATAATCACCAGAACTTGCTGCTCCCATTCCTTTGGCAGATGGATTCGCTATTGCTTTCGCTTCTAATTGTGGCCTTTTTGGCGCTTCGTGCTCACTTGGAGTATACATTTTTGTACCAGAAGTCTTCGAATCCGCACCAAACTATTGCCTGGATGTTGTCGTTCTCTTTACGTCTTTTTCTTCTTCAATGGCT